CTTGCGCATGTTGTGGCGAATCCAGGCATGAATTCCTGTCTATTGATCACATCGCTGGCGGCGGAAACAAGCACCGCAAGGATCTAGGGTTAAGGGCTGGTTGGCCCTTTTATCGCTGGTTGCGATTGAACAATTGGCCTAAGGATTTCCAAGTACTGTGTTTCAATTGTAACTGCGCTCGTGGATTCTTTGGGTATTGCCCCCACGAAGCGCCCCTCAATGTTCCACATCGCGAATCGTCCGAAGAATTAGTCCAGATCAAATAGGAGACTCCATGACGAACAAGTTTGTCAGCTTTCTTGAAACCGCAGGCAGGGACATCGAGAAGATTTTCAGCAAGGACATCGTGCCCTACTTGCCCATGGCTGAGTCCGCAGTCAGTGCCTTCGCCCCGAGCGCTTCCCCGATGTTCAACGCTACGGCCAACGCGGTCATCATGGCCGAGCAGAATGCCGCAGCCATCGGTCAGCAGGTGGGCTCAGGACCGCAAAAGCTGGCCGCGGTTACCGGATTGATTGGCGGTCTGATCGCGCAAGGATTGAAAGATGCCGGCAAGTCGAATACGGCCGCAGACGTGACCGGATACATCAACAGCGTCGTCTCGATCCTGAATACCACGCCGGCGCCGCCTGCTCCCATGCAGCCAGGGCCGCCAAGCGTTTAAGTTTCCCCGTCCAGTCGTCCCGGCCACTCAGGGTATCGAGTGGCCTTTCTTGCCTGAGCGAAATTGACCATACAACCGTTCCCCTTTAGGACAGAATCTCCCCTGCCGGAGGTTCCCCATGTCCGAAACCGATGTGAAATGTCCGCTGTGTGGCGCCGAGCCAGGAGTTGCGTGCGGGAATGAATCTCATCCCGAGCGCATCGAACTGGCAGAGAAGAATGCGCCCAAACCCAAGCCGGGGAAGCCTGCGAAAACTACCAAGATCCATGAAGTGCAAAGGAAGAAACGGCGGGCCGCATGATTATTTACCTCTCCCTGCTCGTAGCTCTGGTGGGTGTTTTGGCTTATGCACTCGCTACAAACGGCAAAATTGTCGAGATTGGACGCATATGCTTTTGGACTGGATTACTTGCTTTTCTTCTAAGGATGACCGGGCCAAGCGTGGGGATCCTCCGCTAGAACCCGAGGAGGACGCGCCTGCGGAGGAACCGGAGACACCTGAAGTAACCCCACAGCCGTAATCTATCCCCTAGGGTCCACACCTCCCTACACTGATTGAGTGCCGGCCGATCAAGTCGCATTCCGTCTCGCCGTGTGGGCTCTATTTTTTAATGGGGTCGGCTTGCACATTCTTCTGCGGGCTCGTGGCTCGATTGCCTCTCGGTCGAACTCTGTTAAGACTTTTCGCGCATGGTGGGAACTGAACTGGCACGACCTGGGCTGGCGTCTATTTTTGGACGGCTTAGGATTGATGGCTTGGGAAGTTGCGCCGTTCGTGCCGGGGATGAAAGACTTCGTTTCCCACATCCTGCCGCCTATCTGCTACGGCGCCGCGCCAGTCATGGGAGTCGTTGTCGATCGCTTTATTGATTCCGGGGGCTTCATCCTGGGGTTCAGCAGAGTCGATAATGGCGAAGTCCGCCCCGCCCCAATCAAGTAGCTTCGTCAGTGAAGTCCGCAGCCTGAAACGGCCCAGAGATTACCTTGAGCGTCCTATCGAGGCTCGCAGCAATCTCATTTCTGACTAAGCGGGGGAGGATGATGCAGCCCTCGGAGGCTGAACCGGGGGCAACGATGGAGTCACCGTGAATCAGGAACCCGCCCCTCGAGAACATCTGGTTGGATGGATCCGGAGTGAGCGGGAGCACGAATGGCCCGTGAGTCAAAGTATCTTCTGGGCGGCCGATCGAATAGATGCCTTCCGGGATAGGACCAACGTTTGGCACGCTCTGCATTTCAGGATTGTTTTTGCCATCAGCGCGGCCGGAGTATCCGAAGGCCGTCAGGAATCCATCGGGAGTGTAAAATTTGCCAGTCGCCTGCTCGTAGGTCCACATGTTAGTCGTCTGCTGCCGCAGCAAAAACACAGTACGCAGCCAGTTCCAAAAGGCCCTTTCGCCAACTACGCTTTCCATTTGTGGCGTACTTCCGGATTTCCCCCAAGCGGCGCTCGACATCTATGTGCACCTCGTCCCGGTCGCGGATGGGAGTCGTTTCGCGCCGGTAGATGAGAACCTGAATCCCGGAGACGACTTCCCGGAGCGCAACGTCGTACTTCGATTCTTTCGGTTGCAGCATCCCGCGTCATTATGAACTATCTGACAGACAAGTAGATGAACAATGCAAAGCCTAGAAACAAAACCGCCATGAAGATGTTGCGCTGACGGTTCATGCCGAGATTTTGGGAGGAGCGACCGCAGGATTTGGGCTCAGGAGGTTTCCCCAACCGTGCTGGATGGCGTACTGGACGAAGACATGCCAGAAGCCGTGGAGCAGTACCACGCCCGAAGGAATCGCGATGGTGAGAACGTGACCACCCGCCGCGCCGTTCGACCACGCCCAGCCAATGCCGATTGTGGAAACGACGGCGAGAGCCGCGCGCACGGCGACATTGATTCCCGCGGTATGCTCATTGATCCATGGAGTTTTCGACCACTTTTGCAGGGCTTGCATGAGGTAAGCGCATACGGCCGCCGCGCCTAGTTGTGTCCCAAGTAACGAAGTTGCGCCGTCCATACAAATCTCCTTCTAAATGTGGCGGGGGAGGGAATTCAAGCCTAGAACGGGTTCCCCCGGCTGTCACATTACGGACGTGCTATTTTTCCGGATTTCGTAACAAGCTAAAGATTCTCAACTGCGGCGTTGTACGCATCCCACTCTACGCCCAACTCTTCCGCCATGAGCCGCTCGATCTTCGTGGCAAATTGGTGCTCACGAACATACGGCGCTTTCGGGTCGTCTCCTGGCTCATTCATGTTTCCCTCGGGCCGATTCTTTTCAAACTCAATGTCGAAGGCATCGGCCGCTTCCTGCGAGATGCCGCGCTTCCTGCATAGCCAGACTTCCACCAGCTCATGCAGACCAACGAGGAAGGAGTAATCCTCGGGCTCCATTTTGCTGACCATGATTCGAATGTTGCCGTCTTTAACGGTCCAATCCCCAACCGTGGGATAACGCTGCGCTTCGTGAGCAATGGTTTCAAGCAGGATATTCATTGCGCAGCCTCAAGTTCCATCTCGACTGCCTCAACGCGCGCGCCGATGTCGGTGCGGTATTTCATGCCAGGGACGAAGACGTTTTGCTTGATGTAGTGAATCAACGCATCGCGAGTTAGGGACACTCGAGAGCCACGGCCGGTCACCGTGAGAAGGTAGCCGCTCTTGGTTGGAACCTTGTAGCAGATTTCCCCTGTCTCTTCGTCCTCGACGCGCTCGAAGTTGTAGAGATGGATGTGCTGGCGCTGCTCATCGGTGAAGTCAGATACCGGGACGCCATCCTGCATGATCCAAAGCTTCTCTCCGACCGAGGTTCCTTCCGGCTCGACATCCACCTCGAGCGGAAACGGTTTGGCGACGAGGCACATGACCATGCCCACGCCTTCGTGGATCTCGATGCGACGGTTGATCCCCTTTGCTAAAGCGCTCAGCAACTCGCCTAGCGGGCTCGCCAGTCCTTCGATGAACTCGTAGGAGGAGGCAGGCACGCCGAAACGGCAGGTGGGCTCTAGGGCTACCAAACGACCGTCTGCGTGGATACAGTTAATGTCAAATACGCCGCGAAATCCTGATTCGCGCAAACGTTGTTCGATTTCAGGACGTAGGAGGATGGAAGCAAATAGTCCGTCGCCCTCGTCCACTCCGATGAAGGTGGTTCCCATCTCACCGCAAGTCTCCCCCGTTCCATCGTTGCCTTCTTTCTTCTCCTCAAAGTTCAGGAACCCTACCACCTTGCCGGCAGAGTTGCGCAGCCAGTCTTCGCCATTCCAGAACGCTGATGCCGCTACCTCGAGTCCTTCCACCACTTCCATCAAGTCGCAGTCAAACTTGCCAAACTCCATCTCGTTCCAAGACTTCTTGAGCTCGCGCAAGTGGAAGATCATGTCTTCGGAATTCTCGAACTTGCCCTTGTGCGAAAGATGCTTTGGCGCGTCGCCATTCTGCTTCAGGATGAAGCGAGTCTCGGGATGCTCTTCGACAAAGGCCAGCACTTCATCCGCGTCGGTAAAGTTTTGCGACCACGGCTGATCGAAGCCAGCTTCGCGAAACCACTTCTGCCCCGCCTGCCTGTCATTCTCGAGATCGTCTCCCATGGCCGAGCCACCGACAACGTGCTCGCCCATCTCCCGGAGCCAGTCTTGCCAATCGCCATGCGAGCAGCCATCGAAGACGAAGATGTAGCCCTTGCCCATGTAGCGATACCAGTCTTTGATGTGGGGGATGATGCCCTCTGCGATGCGAGAGCAGTCATGGTTGGTGATATGCAGGAGTACGTCGTGGCCTTCGACGTGAAGCAGGTAGGAAGCTAGGTCGGCAATCTCGCCGTGCTCGGAGACGAAGAGGAATTTCATGGAAGTTCAGGGGCGGACCAAGATGAGATGCCTCTACCGCAGAGCACCCAACCCGATGGCCCGCCCTGAAGACTAGCTTCCGCCGAACGTGCGGCCGACGCCGTAGCCAACGCCCATTTCGCCCTTTGTGGCGTTGCCTTCGGGCCGATACTCAGCGTCAATTCTGTGATGTGGCGCTTCGCTCAACTTTCCTTCAGCGTCCGCACCCATGCGGGCCATGCCGCCAATTTTGCTGGTTTCCTCTTCGCTGCCGCCCACGCCGGCCACGCCCTGGTAGAGACTCTTGATCGTTCTCTTGGCGCTTTCAATGCTGTCGTTCGCACTGCGTCCGCTCATGTTGTCTCCTTAGAACTGCTCAAAGATAGCACAGCCTGTCTACTTTCTACCCTCTCGTTCAATCTCATCCGCCCGTTTCAAGACTGCTCGGATGTCCGCCGAGGCGCCAAGTTCTTTCTTGGCCTGCGCGATGGCATCGTTATGCCGCGGAGCCTCAGTCCACGACGACGGTTTGGCTTTGGCTTCGGGCGCTTTCGGCTTGCCGTACTTCTGCTCGTAAGCCGCCTTCCCGCGAGCCATGATCTCCGAAGTTGGCGCGTCTGGATCTTTGGGAAGATCGCGCGTGCGCCGCATGGTTTCGTTCTGCTCGATGACCGCGCGAATCTTGGCTTGCTCGGCTTCGGGGAGCTTGCTTCGGCGCAGGATCGCGTCCAAGTCAATGTTCGACATGGACGGCTGGCCGAATTCTTGAGCAGCTTTCACGCTGGAAGCCTTCTCCGCCTTCAGTTCGGATGCAGCCTGCTCCGCGGCGGTCATAGTTTCTCTCGGCATCCCGGCTTCAGTGACCGCTCGCATTGCCCTTGGAGCATATTTTCCGCCAAGATACCGTCCAAGCGCACCGCCCGCCGTCCCGCCGATCCACCCGCCATAGGGTAAGCCCGTTGCGCGAACGCTCTCCGCACCAGCCAGAACGCCCGCCGTACCAGCGACGACGCCCCCAACCGTCCCGGCTGTCTTCTCGAGCTTCATTGCCCGTGAGTAGTTCTGCTTCGCTTTAACGTACTTGGAAGCTTCTGAAGCCCCGCCGCTCTTGTAGACAGACTTGATCTCTTCCACATCGGCAGCACGTCGCAGGCCCTTCACGGCGCGATCCATCTGCGCGGTCTTTCCGCCCTCTACCTTGTCCCAATCAATCTTGGTATCAAGGGCTTCGCGCCACTTCTTCAAGTCAGCGAACGACAGCCCCGAGGACGGTTGCTCGATGGCCCCCTCTGGCCCAGGCGCCGTTTTTGCCTTGTCCATGCCATCCCAATAGGCGACCATTTTCTTCACGACATCCGGCATCCCATGGCCGTGATTCGCGAGCGTCTTAATCGTGTTTAGTGATTCACGGATAGGAGCGGGATCAGCCGCCGCCTCGCCATGCGCTGCGACTGCTTCATTGATGCCTTGCAGTCCTCGCGTCTTCACGCCGACAGGGTTGTAGGAGGCGTTGATAGCCTTTGCGCCGGCTTCCGGAGCCGCCGAGAGAACCTTGCCGCCTGCCAACGTTCCAACGGTCTGACCTAATACCTGCGGTCCTACTTCGAGGATGCTGTCGATTAGAGTCGCGCGGGACTTCGGGTCGGAGAGTTGCTGTTTCCACCATGCCGCCGACTCCCCCATGGGCACGAACATCTGACGGCCAATCTCCTGCCCAAATCTCCCGACTGGGCCTGCATCCGGCTTGAATCCGTATTTCTGCTCATCGGGGGTGACTTTAGTTTGATGAAAGGGTGCCGCCGCAACTTGCAAGGGCGCCTTGAGCGTTCCAGCGAACGCCGCAGGAGCCCCGAAGCCACTCTTGAGAATCGGCATCCGCTCTTTACGGATGGACGCGTCAAACGCCTTCTGCTCTTCCGGTGACAGCTTCATGTACTGCTCAGGCGTGATGTTCTCAGGGACTGTATTTACGGCGGGAGTTGTCTTTTTTTGGACACCCTGATCGAAGTTGAAATCCGCGGGCAGGGTATCGGGAGCAGTCTGCTGGTCGAAGTTAAAGTCCGCAGGGAGCGTGTCGGGAGGCGCGGTTTGTGCCTGTTGTGGCATTAAGGCAAGGAACTCACTGAATTGTCCATGAAGATTTCTTCGGCATGGTCGGCGAATGTTTTCATGCGCTTTCTCAATTGAGCCAGCGTATCTTCAGATAATTTGGCCTGCTGCCCATGGCAATCCACAAGCACGAGTTCGCCGTCTTGATGCTTAAAGAGATAGAACGTGATGATTGGGATAGTTCCGCTCATGGTATTTTCACAATCCCACCAACAGAGCCTAAGAGTTCGGGGTTTTCATTGATAATTTTCTGTATCTTCCCCTCTAATGTCGCCACATCCATTGGTGGGCGGGGCCCCTCTTCCGCAATTGACTTATCCGTTTCAAGGACCAACTTCAGGTTCTTGGCGATAATTATCATCCGTTTGCTTATTGTCTCAATTTCCGCATCGGTGAAATCCTTAGACAGCCAATCGTAGACTAGCGTATCGCCCACGTCGGAATGAAAAAGCGAGAAGGCTAGGATCGGAGCGTACCCAATTGCGCGATTGCTCATGGAGTCTTCACGACGTGCCAAGGCTCAGACGGGCTATTTCGTTCGTAATGACGGCCATGGTATTCCTTCGTTTGCTTGCTACTCCCGCCCCGAATCGCTTCCGGACGGTCAGCCAGATCACGGAATTCCGATGCAGACCGATGAAACTGTTCCAGCGTCTCACCCATGGACTCGGCGCTTTGATAGAGCGTGCCATCTTCGTCGTCCAAGTCCTTGAGTTGATATTTCCCGCGCACGCCATGGATGCCGAGCAATGGAAGATTGGCAAGGCTTTTCGCGGCCATGAATCGCTTGGCTTCGGGAATGCCTTGCCCGAGAGCGTTGGAGAATTTGGAACCCATCCAGCCATCCGGCCCGAAAAGTTCCGGATGATCCCTAACGATGCCTTGCATGATTTCAAGATTCTGGACGGCGTTATTCGCCAAGTCCATCTTGTCCAGTTCCTTGCCAGTAAGCGGCTTCGCTACCTTCAGACCTTGCCGAGCCAATTCTTGCAATACCAGACCGCGCGCCTTGCTGGGAACCTGTGCCAATGTAATCCCGGTGGTGGGATCGCTGATTTGCTTGGCCCATAGAGAGATCGCCCCCGGCTGTCCGGCTTGCGCCAATTCCTTCCGCTTGCGCTCTTCGCCCATCTTGGCGACTTCGGCTCGCATAACCGTAGCCTTGGCCTGAGCAAGCCGCTGATCGCGCTGCGCTTTTACGTTTTGATACTTAGCAACCTCTTCGGTCGTCATCTCCTCGGGCGTCAAGTTTCGAGTCTTGATGGTATTGTCTGGATTTCGTACTACCTTCCCAGCGGCATCGCGCACTGGAACTAGGCCGCTCTCCTTGCGCAGATTCTCGATCATTTTCTCGGTGTCGAGGCCGACTTTGTTCATCATCGCCTCGCCCTTTTGTCCCCGATCCTGTTGCTTATTCCATGCGGCCAGTTGCTGCCCGCCCGTGGCAGGCTTGCCCATGACCCCGCCCTGCACCATCTGCTGCTGCGCGCGCGCCTCGGGGCTGAGTTGCTGTCTCTGCGGGAGTCGGCTAATCATGCTGGCCGACTTCTGATCCAGCTTCATTTGATCCTGAATCACCTTGACTGCAGCCTGCCGCTCGGGAGTGGCCGCGTTCTTGTCGTCAATCCCGAAGGCTTTGGAGATGATCTTGGAATGTTTCTCCTGGTTCTTGCCGTTGAACATCTCGCGCAGGTTTTGTCGGTTCGTCTCCATCGAACCCTGTAACTGGCGAACCTGCTGAACGCTCTGCTGCAACTGCTGCTGAATCTGCTGCTTCTCTTCCGGCGTCTGCGCGGCCTGAAACGCTTGCGCCAGCTTCATGTTCTGCTGCTGAATCTGCTGGAGTTGGCTTTTCGCTTCCTCCATGCCTTTGTAGTTCCCGACGAACTGCTGGATGACCTGCTCGGTTTCCCGCTGCTTCCGTTTCTGGACTTGGCCTACGATTGACATGGCAATGGCAGGCAATCCGCGCGCAGACCACTTGCTTCCCTGCTGCTGGCGGGAAAACTCCGGACTCATTTCCGTCATGCCCGAAGTGCTCGGAGCCTGCGGCTGAGGCAGGACGTTGACCTGCGGGACGGCGGACTGCGGTTGCTGCGGAAGTGAAGTATCAGGTGCGCTCATAGGCTGAAACTCGAACTGCTCGACCCAGAAGAACCACCACCAGAGGACGAACTGTAACCGATCCCGCTCAGATCACCGATGAATCCGCCGATCGCTCCCAGCGTGTTCTGCCAGCTTTCCGAGGCCTTCTCGCTTGCCATTGGCCCCTCGATGCTCTGCGCCAAACTAAACTCCCGGCCTTGAGACGCATTCCACATGTTGAAGTAGTCCTGCGCCGCAATCGCATTCTCCTGCGTTGTCGCGTCTGACATGTACATCGAGTTCTCAAGCGCGGCCGTCGAAGAGTTCGGACTAACCCCCTGCTGACCGAGTTCAGTTTGAAGGGTTCCGTAGCCCTTGTTGATGTTGGTCTGCATGGCCGCAATCGTGGCATCCACGTTCTGTTGAGTCAATTGCGAGTTGTAGCCGCCCTGCGAGTTCAGAAGCTGCTCCAAGTAGGTGCCGTACCCTGTGTGGAAGGTGCCAGCAAGGGAACTCTGCAGCGCAGTCTGCTCTTGTGTGTTGAACCCAGCGATTCCCGGAGCCGCTCCTCCCGGTCCAAGCGGACTCGCCCCCGTAGTCGGTGCTGGCGGTGCTCCCGGTACGGTGCCAATCGGGTTCCCTGTCGATCCTCCCGGAGCCGCCCCACCTCCCGGCATGGCTGGTGCCCCCGTCGAGCCTCCCGGAGTCATCCCCCATGCTTGCGGCTTCACTCCCGGCATGGCTGGCCCAGGAGGATTTGGATTCGTCGCATTGCCGAAATTGTAGTTGCCAGGGCCACCCGTTGGCATTGCCGCCCAATTCGTCGTTGCCATGCCGTCAGAGAGCCCGGTCGGATTGATTGCTGGCGATGCCATGAATCACCTCGAATACGTGTAACTTGCTGTGCGCAAAGACATTTGGCGAGAGTTGTGCATTTCGTCCCTTTGCATTTGGGATCGCAACGCCAGGACAGACACATCCACGCCGAGAGCCAATAGCCGATTCTTGAACATCTCGATGTACGTCTCCGCGCCTTCCCCGAGTGCCAAGTTGTAGCAGGCAAGATACTGGACAGCCTGTTTCCACGAACTCGGCGTAAAAACTACCTGATTTGCTACCGAACTGGCGGGAAACGGGTGTCTCAATTTGACGCGCACGAAGAACTGATATGCCTGATCCGGAACCGGCCCAACCTGCAAGACTGAGCCAAAGCGCGTGTAGTAGACCGGAGGAGCCTGTCCAAGTTGCCCTGCCTGATTCGACGTGACGCCGTAGGAGTAGAGGTCGATGGTTGTGACGCGGCGATACTCGAGCGCGCGCCCCGCGCCTGAAATCCCCGGAGCAAACCACATCCAGAACGTGTAGACATCGGTGATGTCGACGAACTCCGCGGCAATGGGCTGGAACTGCGGAAAGTTCGTATTGCCCGCGATGGTTGCCTGCAGCGATGCAATCGTCACAACCGGATTGCCCTGCACGAGGGAAAGCGTAGCCGCTGGGGGAACCGGAGTCTGGTACTTCAACTCTTCAAACTCGAATGTCTCGGTAAGTTGGTCGATCGCGTCTGTCACGGCGACGACGCCGATGGAGCCGTCCGCGGTGACGCCCAGGTCTGTCCGGTTGTCGAACTTAGGCGGCAGTCCGGTTACGGCGTCTCCAACTGTGTAAGACATGCAAGTCCTTCATATCACAAAGATTCGTAAAACCGCAGAAGCTGTGTCGCATTTCAGATAAACATTCGTCGTCGTCCACGCCGTTCCGGTGTTTGGGAGCTGATAAACCCGGCAGGCCCGATCTGAAATGAACCAGTAGAAACTCGGGATTTTGGCCTGCCCTTGTCCATTCGTGAGTGAGTGTGTAACGGAAAACTCCGTGTTCGCTCCTGTCGGCGCCGTCACGTTAATCCACTGGCCGTTCAGATTGCCGGTGTATGTGTTGGATCCGGGGTTGGTGTTGGTCTGCGTCGAGACGCCCAGGTCGATACCTTTGTTGAACTCGCTAAAAAGGTTGAACACCCTAAGCTTGAATTCGCGCTCGTTCTGGAGTTGTCCCGGTTGCTCACTCGGTACGACTTGTCCCATAGGACGCCTCCATCCACGCACCCCATTGCGTGGGGCTAGGACCGCCCAGAATCGCCTCGCCGTCCCGGATGACCCATTGACCCTTCTCGACCACTTCTCGCGCCTCCGGATGGCTCTGCTGCACTGCCTTGATGGTTTCTACGAGCGACCGAGAGTGTCGCGTCGGCTCAATCGGGATTTTCTTGAATCCGTCCATTTTTGGACACCCTTTACCCTGTGGCGCCCTTCGTGTCAGCCGCCACTACCGAGACGGTCGAGATTCTGAGCAGTGGCAGATTCTTCCACGGATTTCCCCCGGTGAGGACCGGAGCGATGGAAGCCTGAATCATCTCATCGGCCAGCCGCACGTCGCCGTAACTGGTCTGCATGAGGGTTCCCGGATTCATGTTGATCGCCTGAGAGGTCTGCGTACCGTTGGTTGGCCCCGTCAGGGATACGGTCGCTTGCCCCTGGTACCCCGCAATCACAGTTGGGAATGGCGCATTTTGGGACTGGATCCGCAAGCGTCTCATGTTGACAAGGTGGCCCAACTGAACGACTTCGCCACG